TTATTCAGCACGAATTACGCCTATTACAATGGCTATCTGATATATGCCACGGCGTGATATTTCAAAAGGTTTGTATTTCTCGTTTTCTGACACCAGCGTGATGCTCTCGTTGGTGGTTCCCTGCTCTACCTTTTTAATAAGTGCGCCTTGGTCGGTGTTGATGACATAGACTTTGCCCCATTGAAAGAAAATATCTGTAAGCGAAAGCATTTTGCACGCCACCATATCGCCAGAATAATAGTGGGGTATCATGGAGTCGCCCCGCACGTGGATAAGAAAGTCGGCATTTCTGAACGCAGGCACGACGTAGCGGTCACATTCCTGCAAAAGCACGGTTTGCTCGCCAGCAAAATAGCCAGCCATTGCCTCTACTGGTATGAGTGGTATGCCTGTGCCGTCTTTGCTTGGTTCTGCCACCACGCCTGAACCTTTTAGCATATCACCTTTGCCTGACAATAACCAATTACCATTAACACCTTCGCAATATGCGAATATTTTATCAGCGTCAAATGTATTACGTGCCAGCCATGTGCTGACAGTTTGCGGAGTTATCCCTAATAGCTTCGCAAATTGTGCTTTATTTCCAGCCGAAAAGTGCTGAATAAGAGCTGAAAGCATTTCTTTTTTGTCCATACTTCTTAATTAAATTCGCACTTTGCGACGAAAATACTTCGCAAAATGTTTGGTTTATATTCGCAGATTGCGTATCTTTGCACCGTGTTAGTAATAACACAGCGGCCAAAGATAGTGAAAAAGGCCGAAAATCACGAATAATCACCATTAAAAGTTAATAAAGCAATGTTACAAAAGGAATTTGAAGCCCTGACGGGCAAGAAAGTGACGGCAGAGGAGTATGCCGAAATCGAGAAGGTGTACATGGCCGCCAGTGGCATGGATAAGCAGGAGTTTTGTGCTGCTTGGAACGCTGGCAAGCTGTGCTACATTGTGGACGAGCTTGTGAAGCACGTGCGTGCGCTGGAAGAAGTGCGTGACCGCAAGAAGGCACAGGTGGATGCGGCAGAAAAGAAAGCCGAAGCCGCTGCGCGTATGTTGCTGGCAAAAGCCGACAAGTACGACGACGGCGACCTGAAAACGGCAGCCATTGACTTGGTGGGTTTGATGCAGGTGGTGCTCATTGACGTAGAAGAAGGCTATAAGCTGAGCAACGTAGAACGTAACTACATATTAGAAAACTTATAATAACAACTAAAACACCATAACAATGGAAGCAACAAGAAAACAGATTGAGATAACAAAGGAAGCGCGCAAGGAGATAAAGGCGGCTTTCAAGTGTTCGGACATGGCCATCTGGCGTGCATTGAGCTTTGCTCTGGACACGCCTCTGAGCCTGCGCATACGCAAGTTTGCCATGCAGAAGGGCGGCGTGCTGCTTTTGCTGACCCCTGCCATGGAGACCATCCACGACAAGGACGGATATATGCGCCAGTATTTTGAGAACGGCGCAATGCTGGAGGCCGACAAGCACACGGGTACGGTGCAGGTGTTTGACAAGGACGGCACGGTGCGCCGTGAGGTGAAGCACTGCACCATTGAGCAGCTGTACGTGGAACAGACATTTGCGGGAGGGCTTTAATATGGAGTATTACGGTAACACGCTATGTATAAGCCATGCGGAATTGACAGCGGGTATTATATCGACCCATAATCTTGATTATTATATCAAGAGTGGCAAGGTAGAGCGCGTTCGTCGTGGCTGCAATGGTACTCCTGCGCTGTTTGCCGTGGATAGTCTGCCATTAAAATACAAAACGGAAGTTTACAGACGCTACCCCGACTTGCAGGAAAAGGCCGAAAGCAAACCCTTTGTGGAGAGTGTGCAGCCCGACGGCGAGGCCATGCAGTTTTACGCCGACTATGTGTTGGCCGACGGCAGGCACCTGAGCAACGAGAAGCAGACGGAATATGCTAACAACTGCGCCATTATGAACGCTTTCAGAGAGTGTATAGAGCGGGCGAACAGCCACCGCATACGCCAGAGCAAAGCAAAAATAAAGCTGGGCGAGTTCTGGAAGAAAGCCGCTGCGGCACTTCCCCGAATATCGGACGCATGGCCGAATAGCCTGCCACAGAACGCGAGGCGGCTGCACATGAAGTTCAACGAATATCAGAAGCAGGGTGCTGTGGTGTTCATCAGCAAGAAGTTCCAGAACTCGAACGCCGCCAAGGTGGCCGACGTGCAGCAGGAGGCAGTGCTTACACAGATGATAGCCCACCACAACAACCTTGACAATGTGATGATAGCCGAATATTACAACAAGGTGGCAGAAATGCAGGGCTGGGCAGCGATAACCGCCAGCACGGTGGGCGTGTGGAAAGACAAGCTCGACCTTGTGACGGCAGCGGGCAGACGCGGCGCAACGAATTTCAGAAATGAAAGGAGCATGCAGGTGAAGCGCAGAAGACCAAGCGCGGCGTTCCTTATGTGGACGCTGGACGGCTGGGACTGCGAGCTGCTCTACCAGACAGTAAAGGAGGACGCGCAAGGCCACCACGTGACGACGTACTCAAACCGTCTGTGTCTGGAAGTGGTGCTCGACCCCTGCTGCGACTACCCCATAGGCTACGCCATAGGCACGCACGAGACCCCTGCGCTGATAACTGAGGCACTGCGCAACGCCGCACAGCACAGCGCGGAGCTGGCAGGGCAGATGCTGCGGGCAAACCAGCTGCAATGCGACCACTACGGCATAAAGGCCATGACCCCGCTGTATTTGGCCATGAGCGACAAGCTGACCCCTGCGAGAGTGAAGAACGCGAAGGCCAAAGTGGTGGAACCTTATTTCGGGTATCTGAACAAAACGTATTGCAAGCGGTGCAACAACTGGAGCGGCTACGGCGTAACGACAGACCCCAAGCGACAGCCGAACAGCGAGGCCCTGAACATGCTGCGCCACACGTTCCCCGACGAGCAGGGCGTGAGGGCACAAATCCACGCCATGATTGCGGCAGAGCGACAGAAGAAACATGCGCAGATGATGCAGCTGCTGAGCAAACTGCCCACAGAAAGACGGCTACCGCTGACGAAAGAAAACTACCTGCTTTACTTCGGCGACACGACGGGACAGACAAACGCCATTTGTGGCGGTGGGTTGCGCCCTACGCTGTTAGGACTGAAGCGAGAGTATGACACGTTCGACCTGACATTCAGGCAGCACGCTGGCGAAAAGTGGCGTGTGCTGTATGACCCCAACGACTTGGGCGAGGTGCTGGCGGTGAATGAGGACGGAACGCTGCGCTATATGCTTACAGAAAAGTATGTGCAGCCTATGGCTTTGGCCGACCGCACGGCAGGCGACGCGCTGGAACTGCAAAAGGTGCATGACTTCAACGACCGACTGGAAGAACACGTGACGGACAGACTGGCCGAAACATTCCACACGACTGAGGAGCTGATAAAGGACAACCCACGGCTGGGCAACGTGCTGAACCGCTTTTGCCTTTGCGACAGCAGAGGGCAGCACAAACTGCCAAGAGAGCGCAAGCGACTGGGCATAGAGGACGCAAAGGCGGTGGAAGTGACGGCACCCACACCTGCCCACACGCCGAAGCAGGAGGAAGTGAACGACTACTCCATTTTCTAAACATCAAGTAAATAACGAATAAAAAGCATACAACATGACAAAAGACGAAAAGGTACAGATAGCAGAACGCCTTAAAAGTTACTGCGCACAGAAAGGCAGCCAGAACAAAGCCGCAAAGAGCATGGGCATCAGCTCTGCCACGCTGAGCAAGGTGCTGAACAATGACTGGGACACAATAAGCGACGACATGTGGCGCAGCATCGCGGCACAGACAGGGCACGACGGCACGGCATGGGTAACGGTGGCGACCAGAGGCTTTGAGCGTATGGGCTTCATTCTGGAAAGCGCGAAGAACGAGAGCCTCGCCATGGCCGTGACAGGTGAGGCAGGCTGCGGCAAGACAGAGGCCATAAAGCAGTACACGGCACAGCATCCCGCCACTTATCACCTCTGCTGCTCAGAGTACTGGAACAGGCGCACGTTTATCGCCAAGCTGCTGCGTGCGTTGGGCAAGGACATGGCAGGAACGGTGAGCGAGCAAATGGATGCCATCGTGGAAGAACTGCAAACGGTGGAAAAGCCGCTTGTGGTGCTGGACGAGGCCGACAAGCTGAGCGACCAAGTGCTCTATTTTTTCATATCGCTGTACAACCAGCTGGAAGGACAGTGCGGTCTGGTGCTTTGCGCCACCAACTTTCTGGAAAAGCGCATAACACGCGGCGTAAGGTTCAACCGCAGAGGCTACCAAGAGATTTACAGCCGCATAGGCAGAAAGTTCGTGAAGCTGCAAGTGGTGAACGACGAGGACATCGCGGCGGTGTGCAGAGCCAACGGCGTGACCAGTACGGCAGACATCGGCACAATCATCAAGGACTCAGACAACGACCTGCGCCGCGTGAAACGTGCGTGCTGGACAATCAAGAAAGGAGGCAGGGTATGAACGGAATGGACATAATGAAACGCCAGCGCATCACGCTCGGCATGAGCATGAAAGACGCGGGCAGGGCAATGGACGAATGGCTCTACCGCCAAGCACCCTGCGACATGAGAGTACGCAGAGCCAAAACCAAGGGCATGGTGGCCGTAACGATAGAGAGCGACCCGAAAACAGACGGCGCAGGCGCGATATGGGCATCATGGTGCGTGCAGCACCTGCAAGGCGTGAAAGTGGACATAAAACCGTTATAACGACATGGCAAGGGCGATAAGTAACAAGAATGTTTTGCAGGCAAAATTCGACGTGGCCGACTTCGACGGTGCGTTTCTCGCCAGCTTCGGACGGCCAGAGCTTCGCGGCGAATGGCTGATATACGGCGGCAGCGGTTGCGGAAAGACCACGTTTGTGATGCAGCTTTGCAAATACCTGACCCGCTTTCGCCGTGTGGCATACAACTCGCTGGAGCAGGGTCTTTCACTCTCTCTGCAAAAGGCATGGGAGCGCGTGGGCATGGAAGAAGTAGGCACACGTATCATCCTGCTGGACAAAGAGAGCCTGAAAGACCTGACGGCGAGGCTGAGGAAAAAGCAAAGCCCCGACATCATCGTAATAGACAGCGTGCATTACTGGCTGGGGTTCAAAATGAGCGACTACATGAAGTTACGCCAGCAGTTCCCCGACAAGCTGTTCATCTTCATAGCCCATGAGCGTAAAGGCGAACCGAAAGGCAGCCTCGCACAGAACCTGCGCTATGATGCAGACATAAAAATAAGAGTGGAGGGCTACAAGGCGTTTACCACCACCCGCTATGAGGTGGCAGAGAAAAAGGAGGGCGGCGCGGACTTCATCATCTGGGAGCAAGGCGCGGCAGAATACTGGGCAAACATAACAAACAAATAAAGCTATGGCAAAAGAGAACAAGACAATGGACGAAATACACAGAGGGCTGCTCAAGAAATACCACACCCTCTGCACTGTGCTCGGACTGAGCGCAGAGGAAAAGTCCGCCATTGCAGAGAGCTACGGTGTGGAAAGCAGCAGGGACATAGACACACACGACCTTGTAAACATCTGCGCGAAGCTCTCGGCACAGGCTAACGAGAAGCAGGGCACGGGCGACATGGACAAACTGCGCAAGCGCGTTATGGCCGCCGTGGGCAGCTACCTGAGAAAGACAGGGCGCAAGAGCAACGCCACGGTTATAAAGGCGATAGCGTGCAGAGCGACAGGCCACACGGACTTCAACAAGATACCGCGCGAAAGGCTGCGCAACCTGATAGGACTGTTTAACAACAAGGTGAAAGACAGCGAGGCGGTGGACATCATCGCCGCAGAACAGGACACGGCTGTGGTGGATATGGGCAGCGTGTTCGGTTTTTCGCCGCAGGGCGAGGCATAAGGAAACATATATAACGAACTTAAAAAACAAGGTTTATGTGGTTAAAGGAAAGTAACAGAATGAAGCACTTCGCTTATGCGATACCGTGCGGCTTTGTAGGCACGGAGCTGTTTGTGCTGGGCTTGGCCATCGGCATGGAGTTCAAGGACAAAACGTACGGCGGGCAGTTTGACTGGCTGGACATCGCCGCCACGTTATTGGGCGGCATCGTCGGGCAGCTGCTTCAAGTGGGGTTAATCATGGCATTGTATAACATCTAAAAACGAGAACAGAATGAAAGATTACTTTAAGGGTTTGGGCAACGCGTTGGTATGTGCGCCGTTTGCCATTATCGGCATTTTCTTCATGGCTACGGGTATGGTGTGTAAGGCGGCAGGTTATGCGCTGTTCGGCTTATTCGGAAACGCGGCAGAGGAAATGAAGAAAGTGAAGCAGCTATGAGCAAGGAACTGGAGAAAGCCCAACACGCCATTCGTGAGCTGACCGTGGAAATGAGCGGTACGGAATACGAGGAGTTTATGCGGCAGCTGGCGGAATGGGCGGACTATCAGGCAGAGGTTGCCAACTGGCATGAAAGTGACGAATAAACAGCATTTATTAACATGAATGTCGGCTGCACTCGGCAAAGCTCAAATAAATTTGGCTTTGCGCTCGTTTGCACGACATTTAATAAACCATTAAACAGTATTTAGAACAATGGACAACGAAAAGAAAGTACAGGTCGAAATGACCGCAGAACAGGCCAAAGCGTTTGCCGCTTTTCAGGCCAAGCAGAAGAAAGAGGCAGAAGCCGCACAGCGCAAGGCCGACCGCGAGACTTATGCCAAAATGGTGGACGAGGAGGTGGCGGCAGCCATACCAGAGCTGCGCCGTCTGAGCGACAACATCAAGGTGGTAAAATCCAAGGTGTACCAGAACTTTGCGCAGGTGCTCGACATCAAGAGCAACGTGCTGGGCATAACCAAGGACACACAGCGCACACACACCTTCACCCATTCGGACGGCAACATGCGCCTGACATTGGGCTACAACTGCATAGACGGCTACCGCGACACGGTGGAGGACGGCATCGCCATGGTGAAGCAGTATATCGAAAGCCTCGCCACAGACGAGAAGACAAAGAGCCTCGTGTCCGCCATCATGCGCCTGCTGAGCCGTGACGGTATGGGCAACCTTAAAGCCAGCCGCGTGCTACAACTTCGGAAAATGGCAGAGGAGAGCAACGACGACAAGTTCATGGAGGGTGTTAAAATCATCGAGGAGGCATACCAGCCCACCATGACACGCCAGTTCATCCGTGCTGAATACAAAGACAAGAAGGGACAGTGGCACATCATACCGCTGAGCGTGACAGACGCGGACACCGACGGTCAGGAAGAGGAAGAGGCAGAAGTAAAAAAATAAGCGTGCTACCTATGCATTCCCGAAAGAAGACAAAAGCAACACGCCCCGAATTTGTTAATAAAGCGTCGGCAAAGGTAACAAATTGTTTCGGGCAATGCAAAGAAAACACCACAAATCAACACTTGAGCGCATCAGAAAAGTGCGTGCGATAGTTGACCGCTACTATGAAGCAGGCAACAACAGCAAATGTTACAAGGCGGTGTGGCAGCGATATGTGTGCCCGTTGTACCCTATGAGTTACCGCACGTTTCTCAGTTATCTGGACATACCGACACCGCCGCCCCCGCCACCCACTGCACTGGAGCAGTCGCTCTTTGAATTTTGGGACGATATGCCAGTGTACGGCAAATGACACAAAAGGCTGCACCGCCAGAAATGGGGTGCAGCCTTTAGTGTGTCTATACGCGGTCTATAATCTCCATGGTCGAAAGCATGACGCTTTGCTGCGGACGCTCTGCTGTGGCATCCACGGCGCGGGTTTGCCACCGCTCTATATTCTCCATCAGTTCGCCGTGGTTGTGGTTTGTCGCGCTGGCGGTGAGCTGAAAGGCAGTGAAGCCAGTGCCGCTCAGTCCCTGCATGGCTGCGTTCACGCGGTCGATAAGGTCGAAGTACTGAAGGGCTGTGTTAATGCGCTTATCGGCTGCGCCAGCGGTGTAAGCCTGCCAGCGTGTGACAATATGGAGGCGCACGGGAATGTCGGCCTCTCTCTGCCACCGTGAGAGCTGGCGCACCTCGTACTGCTCGAACTCAATAAAGACGGCAGGGAGCGGCCACGGCACGGAGGTGGCGACTTCGACAACGTGTTCGTTCCACAGGTCTATGAACTTAATGTCGGGGCAACGCTCGGCGATACGCTGGGCGATAGCCTTAAAAATCTGTTTTCTCATTTTCTTTGTTTGCTTTTGTTTTACGAAAGTCGGCTGCACTCGGCAAAGCTCAAATTTATTTGGCTTTGCTCTCGTTTGCACGACTTTTGATGAATTGTGCAAGTGACATGCTGAACTGCTGAAGGTTGTCGTCTATCACGTTTTTAATGAGCTGCTGCGTTTCTTTACCGTCGCCTATGAACTGACGCTGCGGTATGTTGAAACGGCGTTTATGGGCGCGAACCTTATAGCGTTTTCCTTTCTTGCTTGTGCGGTAATGCGTCCTGACAGTGAGCGTGCCTTTGCCGCCCTCGTTATGGATCGTTGTGTAGGGCAGCGAAGAAGAGAAGCGCACGCCATGGCCGACGACCTCGCTTTTGATGCTTCGCCGCATCGCACCCGTGACCACAAGGAGAGAGCCAAGAGCTTTCGGGTCTTTGCGCGGCTTCCATGCGTCGGTAAAAAAGGCTTTGCGCTGGAAGTTCTTGTCGAACTCGTCGGCAAGTTCCACACGCATATCCTTTAGAATGTTGGCTTCAAGCTGTTTGCCGTCTGGAATATTTGGCATATTGTTGAAATTATTGTTAATAACTTATTGAACTATGAGTAAAAGAACGTATCTTTGTGGCATGAAACAGGAAACAATACCACAAGCAGTAATCAAAGAGGCACAGCCTTTCATTGACCGCTACGGCAACCGACTAAAATACCTCGGTGACGTGGAGGGGCAAAAGGCGTGGCTTTTTGCATTTCCTGCTGACGCGACCATTGGTTATCCTGTTGTTTATTTGTTCAAGAACGGTGAGGCACTGGAAGTTTCCGACTCACTTGCTTTTGACTTTATCGGCATGTACGTCGAAAATCTCGATGAAATCGGTATTGAATAGCTTGTTATCTATTCGCATGATACCTCGGCAGCCGTGCTGAGTACCTTTTCCCTCTTTTGCCAAATTGTTTATATCGTCCCATTCACGACCTGACCCCTCGGAGTTGTCGTGCTGTGGCTCTATATATTTGAGCGTTCCGTCCTTAAATCGTTGTAATACCGTCATGTGTCCGCCGCCAGACTTCCAGCCAATACTGAGGCCATACACACCCTCCTCCTTACAAGTTTCGTCGAAAAACTCTAACCAGCGTTTCTGTGTCATTTGCTTGTACTTCTTAGAGGCGAGCCAGTCGTTTATTTTCGTGTAGGTCGCTGGTGTTCCGTCTGCGTTTTTCCACACTTCCCAACAGTTGTAACCACGGCTCAGATATTCAAGCTTCGACCCTGTGGTGTTACCCTTAGCCGTTACATCAATGCCCATAAGGCGGAGCATATAAGCAGGTGTGCAGGTTTGGCAGTTAATGTTGTACGGCTTATCTTTCGACTCGCTGTAATCAGGGTTTTTTCTGTAATGCCGTCCCCCTTTATCCACATAAGCCCCCTTGGGGTCTAATATGAACTTCTCAACGTGTTTCGGGTTTGCGTGCTGTTTGTCTGCTTGTTCCACGCTCATAGGTTTGCCCACGGTTATATTGAGGGCTTCGGCCATTTCGTAGTTATTCAGAGCCTTTGCGTCTTTTTCTGCATCCGTCAAGTTATCAGGCAGCTGTGCGCGAAGTTCCGCCACACGTTTAGCCTTTTGCTCTTCCTCGCTCATTTGCTTAATGACTTTCTTTGCCTTTGCTGGTGCCTTATAATAAGGGTGCTTGGGTGGAAAGAGTGCCATTTCAGTACCAGCGTTGTAGCGGAACATCTGCTGTTTGAGCGTTTCGGTGGCCTCGTCGCCTAACTTCATGGCCTCTTTCGGGTCGGAAGGCTGGTATTTGGAGCGGCGCACCTGCACCGCCTGACAACGGCAGCCCCAACCGTTAGGCGGGTAATATTTAGACCAGAACGGGTCGTCGGCAGGGAGTGTAATGCCGTCGAGAGCCGCATGGTCTGGACGTACACGGGAGTCCTGCGCCGTGCGGTACTGGAGGAAATAGCGGTCGGTGTCCTGTTTCAGGTCGTTCCACTTAACTGCCATGAGGGAAGAGCCAAGGGCGTGCTTATACTCAGCATTAAGCCAGTTCACATTATAGTTCTTGTTAATCTGCTGCACGTCTTTACGGAAGTCGTCGAAAGGCTTCACGTTCCCCTGGTCGTCGAGCATGGAAAGCCCAACCTCGCGGAGCGCGTGGAAAGTCTTCAAGCCAGAGAAGATGAAACCATTGTTTTCGAGAGCATAGCGCAGCGTTTCGGGGACTTCATGCGGCACGGCAGAATCGACGGCACGGTTAATTATCCGCGTCGTCTCGTCAATGACCTTTCGGGCGCGTGGGTCGGTGAGCTGCGAGACATCAAAGCCGCCAGCGTCATATACCATTTGTGCGGCATCATCGAAAAGAGCCGCATCGAAAGCGGGAGCCTCACCGCCCTCGCCGTGTGCCAGCGTGAGGGCATCGTCCTCATAGAGCTGGAGCAGTGCAGAGTGAAACGCCCCGTAAGAGCTGCGCAGGGCCGCGGCCCGGGCCGGGGCTATCTGGAAAAAATGTCTGGGTGGGGCTTTGCCTGCGGG